TACATCAAGTGCAAGAATTTGTTTTGCAACCTCTATAGCTTTAGCTTTTGTAGACCGCTGCAGCTTGTAGTATACTTCAGCCTGTTTAGTGAGGCAAAAAATACCCCATAACTTACCTATCTTACCAACACCAATCCCACCCGCTGCATACACCACTTTGTCACGATCACCATAAAGGCTATTCGGAATCGTGATCGTCGTTTTCTTGAATTTCATCTTCTCTATATTTTCAATCTTTGTCATGACTTCATTCCTTTGTTTCTCTCTATAACCTTACATTAGGCTATTTTTAAATTAATGTCAATCGTTTATTTTCATTTATTTGATTTTATTCCAAATAAATCTAAATTCATCTCTTTCTGGTTCTCCGTGATATTCCTGAATACTTTGAACATCACAAACAGCATCATCAGGATATTGATCCAACATTTCACGTATTTGTGTAACAGTTTTACCATCCAAATACCCATATAGGGAATATGGACCACTCTGTGTATAAACACTCATTATATTATCTCCTTTGTTTTTGATATTTACGGGTAAGATACACCATTCACTTACTAATGTAAATACTATTATTCATAAATATCAATAAAATCAACAAGGAGAATAACAAAATGGCATTTAGCGTAAGTCCAGCAGTTACTGTAAGAGAATTTGACCTATCAGGATATGTTTCAAATATTTCTATTACAACAGGTGCATTAGGTGGAGTTTTCAAATGGGGTCCGGTAGAAGAAAGGGAATTTATTTCATCTGAGCAAGAACTTGTACAGAGATTTGGTAAACCTACATCGGATAATTTCGAAACATATTTCACAGCAGCAAACTTTTTAGCATATTCAGATAAATTATATGTGTCTCGTGCAATCGATGCTAATGCAGTAAATGCTGCAGTTGGTAATGGTAGTATTGCAAATACGGTTATTAAAAATGAAACTGATTATGATATCAAATCAGCAACATTGGATGCTAATGCATTTTTCGTTGCAAAATATCCCGGTACTCTTGGTAACTCTCTTAAAGTTTCTATGTGTGATTCTGCCAATGCGTTTTATAAAACACATGATGGTGGTACTGCCAACCTTACATTAGATTATACAGTTAATTCAAATATTGCAGTTATAACTATTGTTGGTTCTGATGCCAATAATGCAATGTTGGAAGCAAACACAGTTATATCTGATCTACAAGTTGGTGATGTTTTGGTTGCTGGTAACACAACTGTGGGTAAACAGTATCTTAAAGTTGCAAGTATTGGTGCAACCAGTAATGATACGATTGATACAGCAACAGCTAACGTTACATTCACAACTAAATATGCTCTTTCAAGTGATGTTAGTGTTACTACTTTAGAGAGATATTGGGAATATTACAACTCAGTTGATGTTGCACCCGGAACATCTACATATACTGAAGCACGTGGTGGTGCTGGTGATGAATTACACGTTGTTGTAGTTGATGAAGATGGTGATATTTCAGGTACACCAAACACAATCCTTGAAATTTTTGAAGGTCTTTCAAGAGCTACAGATGCTAAGGGTGAGCAAGGTGGTTCAATCTACTATAAGGAAGCTCTTAATAATAGCTCAAAATACATTTGGTTTGCAAATGATAGAACTGGTTCAGTTTCAAATACAGCAGTAAATATGGCTGCAATTGATACTCTACCATTTAGTGGATCATTAACAGCGGGTGTTGATTCTGTATCGGAATCAACAATTAGTCTTGCAAATCTTGCAACAGCTTATGATCAATTTGCTGCAGCTGAAGAAGTTGACATTTCCGTAATCATGATTGGTAAATCAATTGGTGGTGTAAATGGTGAAGGTCTTGCAAACTATGTATCAGATAATATTGTTGATAAGAGAAAAGATTGCGTTTTCGTAGTTTCTCCACAAAATCCTGATGTTGTTAATAACCCATATGAAGAAAATGAAGCGATGGTTGCATTCAGGGGTTCATTACGTTCAACATCATACGGGTTTATGGACTCTGGATATAAACAACAGTATGACAGATACAATGATGTTTATCGTTGGGTTCCATTAAATGGTGACATAGCAGGAACATTTGCTAGAACAGATAATGACCGTGATCCATGGTGGAGTCCAGCTGGTTATAATAGAGGTCAAATTAAGAATGTTGTAACACTTGCTTATAATCCAGAAAAAGCAGATCGTGATATTCTTTATAAGAACAGCATTAATCCAGTTATCCATAAAGGTAATAGTGGAACGGTGTTGTTTGGTGATAAAACACTTCTTAATAAAACTTCAGCATTCGATAGAATTAACGTTCGTAGATTGTTTATTGTTCTAGAAAAGGCAATTTCCACTGCTTCTGAACAACTATTGTTTGAATTTAACGATTCTTTCACTAGAGCACAATTCAGAAACATGGTTGTTCCATATCTTAGAGATATTCAGGGTCGTAGAGGTATCTATGATTTCAGAGTAGTTTGTGATGAAACAAACAACACTGGTGAAATTATCGACAATAATCAATTTGTGGGTGATATTTACATTAAACCTGCAAAATCAATTAACGAAATACAACTTAACTTCGTCGCTCTAAGAACGGGTGCAGAATTTGAAGAGTATATCGGAAGATATTAATATAAAATTTTGATAATAAAAAAGGCTGGAGAAATCCAGCCTTTTTTTTTAAAATACATATTTTGCATTACCACAATCGTATATACATAGAAAATTATTTCTAGCCATATTTTCATATTCAGTCAAATTTTTATCAAATACTTCTAATTTATTTTCCAATTTGTGTTTTTGATAATTCATTCTATTTTCTAAATTCATAGAATCTTTCTTACAATAGAAATAATTTGGATTGGTATATTTTACAAAATTAAATCCTAATTTCTCATAAACTCTACCAAAACCAAATCTTAAATCAGCATATGTAATAACAGACTTCAAACCAGAATGCTTAAACATTTTTGAAGCACCACCAATAATATTGTAACCTATTTTAAATGACATACGGGTGATTTCATATTCATAATTTTTGTCAAATCTGGATTTTGAAAATGAAGAAACACCTACTAACTCATTATCATAATATAAACCAACATTAATAGAACTATTCACATAACCATTAATATGATTTTTGTTATGAAATATCTTGGCTTCGGAAGATGTTATAAAACCTACATTACACTTTCTACCAAATATTTTTTGTGATTTACCTAATCTTGATTTAATCATGGATTTTATAAGGTCTTTATTATTAATCCATTCATTTTCGAATATTGTAACTACATCAATATCAAATTCATTCTTAAGAGTAAGGGTTTTTTCTTGGTGATATTTTTTAGTTGTGCCACTGTTTATACTATGCCAGAACAAACCACAAAATTCAAAACCAACATTTTTTTCTGGACAATAACAATCTATTTCTCTAACTCCAATAGAAGTTTTGAATTTATTTGAATAACACTCCACATCTAATGATTTTATATATTCCATAATTTCTAATTCACCCTTAGACTTATTATAAGAGTGTGATTTTATGTTTATATTCTTTTCATATAAAACTTGACGTAAAAAGCTATCAGAGAATGTATAACCATTTTCTTTAATGATTGTTGGAATATCTTTTGTCTCATTTTCTTTGAGAATATAATCTAAATCATTTTCAATAGTTTTTCTATTTTCAAATCTATCTCTAGTCCATTTGCCATGTGGGAAATCAATGTTTTGTTTTTTACATATAGACCTGATATGAGATGATTTTACATTATATTTTTCACAAATATCTTCTAAATACATTTCATCTGATATATCATTTAATATACACTCATAATCATCAAACCCAATAAAAATATTAAGCCTCTTACAAATTTCATTAAATGTGATATAATTTAAATTTACACTGTATTTTTCATTTAAAAAGTTGATAGCATCCTTTTTAGTGTTAAATGAAAGAATATCATTTTCCCATGATTTATATTGGGGATATTTTAATGCGTTATCTGATTTCTTAAATTTTTTTCTTTTATGGTGTTTTCTACATTCAGAACATACTTCTGTATTTCTAGAAAAACGTTGATTAAATATATTACCACAATCTGCACAGCGACATTCTACAATATAATTAGATTCCCTTTTAAGGTGATTAACATTAACAGAAAGCGTTTCTTTAGAGGTATCATACCCTAAAGATTCATAATATTTTTTATTTGGTCCTGTTGATTTTATCTCGATTTTCTTTGTTATGATCATATTTTATTTATCATCATCCTCATAATATTTAAGACATAACTGATAAAATTCATTAGTTCGTTTTTCATCTTCATTGAGATATTCCAGAAATTTAGCTGGTGCATTAAACCACACCATTTCAGCTGGTGTTGCATATTCATAAACTGTCATGTTTTCAATCATAACTTCAGCAACAAAAGTTTCAACCATATTAAATGTTGAAACATCCACATTTACAAATGGTGAACCAGTTATAAATTCATAAATATTCTGTTTAGTAAATTTATGCATCATAACACTCCAAACATAGGGTTTTAAAATTTTGAAAATATTCTTCTGAATAACTAATTGCTATGAGATAATGCATAACTATAGATAAATTAATCATATTTTCAATAGTACAATTTTTATAATCAGGATTATTACTAATCATGACATTAGCTACAAATTTCTCCAAGTCTTCATATAATGGCAAATCATCTATGTAGATGAAATCATGTTTAATGAAATTAAACAATTCCTGTTTTGAAAACTTATGCATCTTACAATCCCTTTTCTACATAAGCTGGATAATCCCGTTTATTTTTGATATCCCACTTTTCAACAACCCACCCATCAGCGGTTTCATCAACTATCACATGTGCAACAGTCTTACCAACCTTGGCATACCGATACTGAGGGTTTTTATAATCGTTTCCAACCCAAACTTTATGTGGAAATTCAACGTTCTTTCCGCCATGTGCTGGAGGAGATATAACTAAAACATCATTTCTGGAAAATTCGAACCAATGACCATAGTCTTTCTCTTGGAATTGACCCATGACCGAACCATCACCTCTATCAAAACTAACACATTCAGGAGCAAAAGCCATTTTCAAATCCTTTCAAGGTCTAATTGAACTTACAATTTAATATACCTTAAATGATCCTAGATGTAAATAGCAATATTCATAAATATCAATAAAATAATAGGAGTTGAATATGAGCCTAAACATTAATAACATTAGATCAAACTTAATTGGTGGTGGTGCACGTCCATCTCTTTTTGAAGTAATTATAACAAATCCTGTATCATCAATTGCTGATATCAAGGTGCCATTTATGGCTAAAGCATCACAGATTCCGGGTCATTCTGTTAATAAAATTGAAGTGCCATATCAAGGCAGAAAATGGGCTATTCCCGGTGATAGAGTTGTAAACGATTGGACTGTTACAATCATCAATGATGAAACATTTGATATCAGAAATGCATTAGAGGAATGGTCAAATGCGATCAATTCACAACAGGGTAATATAGCTACATTAGGGTCTGCACCAGCAAATTATCTTTCACAAGCAGTAGTGAGACAATTTGGTAAAAGTGGTGATGTAATTCGTACATATGAATTGCATGATATTTGGCCTATGGATATTGCACCAATTGATTTAAGTTGGGAACAAAATGATACAATCGAAGAATTTGTTGTAACATGGGCGCTTAGAGATTTTGAAGTTATTTCAAGCGTTACTGGTAATGCTGGTGGTGTATAAATACTAATATAATAAGAAGCTCAAAAGAGCCAAAGAAAAGCCTCATATTAGAGGCTTTTTTTATAAATATTAGTAAGACACTTTCAATATAATGGAGTAGAGGTAATAATGGCATTAGAATTATTTGGATGGCAAGTTGCAAAAAAAGTTGATGAAGTAAAATCACCCATTCCTAAGATGGATGATGAAGGTTCATTGATTCTTGAAAAGAATTGGCTACCGGGTAGCATGGACGCTTATGGTGTTACAGCAAACTTTGATGCTACTGTAAGTTCAGAAACAGAATTAATAACAAAATATAGAGAAATAGCTAAAATACCTGAATTAGATTATGCGATTGATGATATCGTAAATGAAATGATGTCTATTGAAAAGAATAATGACATTGTAGATATTGATTTAGATGAATTAGAATTTTCAGAATCAATTAAAAATAAAATCATAGATGAATTTAGTAACGTTCTAAGTGTGTTAGATTTCAATAATAATGCATATGAAATTACCAGAAATTGGTATGTCGATGGTAGATTAAATTATCAAGTTATAATTGATGAAAATAATTACAAAAATGAAGGCATTAAAGAAGTTAGATATATTGACCCACGTACAATTCGCAAAATCAAAGAAGTGAAAAATGAACGTGGTCGTGCTGATGCTATTACACAGCAAGTTGTTGACGAATATTACATCTTTTCACCAAAAGGGTTTACCGAAAAACAAACAAACGTTTCAACAATGGGAACATCAGTTGTCCGTATGTCACTGGATTCAATAATCCATATCACATCGGGTATCATGAATCATAATAACACAATGGTTCTTTCACATCTACACAAAGCTATTAGACCATTGAATATGCTTAAGTCTTTAGAGGATTCTTCTATTATCTATAGAATTTCCAGAGCACCAGAGAGAAGAATTTTTTATATTGATGTTGGTAATTTACCTAAAGCCAAAGCAGAACAGCATTTACAAAATGTAGCTACAAAATATAAAAATAAAATAGTCTATGATCAAACAACAGGTGAAATTCGGGATGATCGTAAGTTCACCACTATGACAGAAGATTATTTCCTTCCAAGACGTTCTGATGGTAAAGCAACAGAAATTACAACTCTACCCGGTGGTCAAAATCTAGGTGAGTTGGAAGAAGTGAATTATTTCCTCAATAAACTTTATCGTGCTCTCAATGTACCATTAACAAGACTTGATCAACAATCTAGTTTCCAATTTGGTCGCCAAACTGAAATTTCACGTGATGAAGTAAAGTTTGCCAAATTTATTGGTCGATTAAGAAAAAGGTTTTCTAATCTATTTCTAGAATTATTGAAAAGACAGTTGACATTAAAAAATATCATCACACCAGAGGATTTTGATAAAATTAGAAATAATATATCATTTGAATTTTCTGCAGATAATCTATTTGCTGAAATGAAAGAACAAGAAATATTAGCCAGTAGATTAGATGTTTTGAATAATGTAGAAACCTATAAGGGTGTTTATTTCTCCAAAGAATATATACAAAGAAAAATTCTCTATATGTCTCAGGAAGATATTGATGATATCAATAAAGCAATTGAAAAAGAAAAAGTCAGTGACTATGAAGGTGATGATGAACGTAAAGCGATTAATGCAAATATGGGTACTGACCCTAGAATTGAACAAGAGAATGAAATGGAACAGGAACAAGATCAAGAACCTGATGTAGCTGATAAACCCAAAGTAGCTGATAAACCCAAAACTCCTGATAAACCAGAAGTTAAAAATGTTGAAAAAGATAAATAATTAAAAATAGGAGACTCAAATGAATAGATTAATTGATGCACTAGATGCTGGAAATGTTGTTGAAGCACGTAAACTGTTTAAGGTGGATATGAATGAACGTATTGCTACCCGTATCGAAGATTTGAAAGCTAACATCTTTGAAGAAAAAGATGAAGATGATTCTGATGATGATGATGATGATGAATCAGATGATGATGAATCAGATGATGATGATGAATCTAAAAAAAAGTTAGATGAGGCAATACGAAAAAGGCACCGAAAATGAAACATATGGAAGACCCAATTAAGGTAGCCCGTAGAAAACAAAAAGCTGAAAACCCATATAAGAAATTCAAGAAGAGTGGAACTCCAACTAAAAAACATCTTAGTATGTCATCTTAAAGGTAGCAAATAAAATGAAAAACTTTAAAATATTTTGTATTGAAGTCGCCCAACCTAAACCAAAAGGTGAAAAAGATTTCAAGGATTTGGTAATGGCAGGAAAACTTGTTGATCCAGAAGGCACATCTGAGGATTTAACAAAAGGTGTTAAAAAAGCTTCACGTAAAGCTGATAAAGCTCCTATTTCAGAAGCTGATGCTCAACATACCAAGAATCTTAAAACGCTTAAAAAATCTTATGGTGATTTTAGAACAAATATTGGTAAAAGCAAAAAAGAAGACATGCTTAAAACAGCTAAAAACATGAATGAATCATTAGGTAGTGATTATTCAAGTATTTTTGATTCACTGAAAAAAGGTGATATAATTAAGATTAAATATAATTCAAGTAGTGAGGGTACATTTAAAGTAACATTTAAATCAGTTGTTGGTAAAGCAAAAGTCGGTAAAGTTACTTTGATTAAACAAGGTGATGGTGCTAGTAAAATGAAACATTACTTATATAATAGAAATGGTAAAGTGTCATTTGCATTGGGTGATATGGCTGCTTCTTTAACCAGTATCATCAAAGAATCATTTGAAATGAATGAATCCGCTTCAGGCTATGAGTTATATCACAAAGATTTTTCAACTGCAATGCAACATGCTTACAAATATGCAAAATCTAATCTTGGTATAACGGTTGATCCAGAAGAGATTGACAATAAGGTTGCTATGGGTCCACCAAAACCATCTAATGGTAAAACAAACTCTTATCGTTTAGTCGGTACGGATGGTAAAAAAGCTATCCAAGTTCAGGTTTATAACATGGGTAAATCCTATGAACTGAATATGTATAAAGAATCAGTTGATTTTGATGAAAGTGTTCAACTTGATGAAGCGTTATTTTCACCATCAATGATAACAAAATTAAAAGCGTCATATAAATCACTTCCCGATAGGCTTCAACCAGAACAAACAAATAAAATGAAGGCTATACTTAAAGGTAAAGATAAAGAGGCGTTAATACAAATTGCCCGTGCTGATATTAAGTGGTTATCAAGTATCGCAACTACACAGTTAATAATTCAAGGCGTAAAAGCAGATGAAATCAATGAAGAATTGGGTAACAATAAACAGGTCTTGGATAAAAAAGATTTAGCTGCTGTACAAGCTAAACTTAATACCATGAAAAATCCACCTGTAGTTACCAGAGATAAAAATGGTTGGTTTAATCTTAGATATAGCAACCCTCAAAGCACTCAAACTGGATTCCATGATCTGAAACAAGTACTTAAAGCTTTAACTGATAAAAACTTGAATGAATCTTATGTTGACGTAAATTACGTTTATATGAATGAATTTCAAGACATTCTTGAAGAAGTGAGTGATTTATATGATCAAGTTAGTGAACTTGATACATACGCATGGAAGACAATTACTTCTAATTTAATGATTGTACGTGATAGTTTATTAGAAGCTCTACCAGAGACTGTAGATGATGATTACGAAGATGATTACGAAGATGATTATGATGCTGAAACTGTATCAGAATCATATTTAATTGAAGAAATTAAGTCTGGTGTAATTTCATTAAAAGATGGCACTAGTTATAATTTATCTAAATCAGATGCATCTGCATTGAGTAAGATGTTAGAAGAGGCCGGAAGTTCTAGAAAAGCAATTGAAAAAAGAGCAATGTCTTCACAAGAAGAACTGGAAAATATGATTGACTTTGCAAAGGAAAGCATAAAATGAAATTAATTTCAGAAGAAAATTTCAATGATATTGAATATCTAACCGAAGATTTAGGTGAAGGTAAGAAAACCAATCTTTACATCACTGGTGTTTTCATGGAAGGTGATAAGAAAAATCGTAATGGTAGGATATACCCAAGCGCGATTCTTGAATCTCAAATGAACACGTATAATAGAGATTTCATTTCTAAAAAAAGATCATTAGGTGAATTAAATCACCCATCTGGTCCTACAATTAATCTTGACAAAGTTTCTCATATGATTACCGAAATGAAAAGAGATGGTTCTAATTTCATTGGTAAAGCAAAAATATTAGAAACTCCCATGGGTAATATCGCACGTAATTTAATTGAATCTGGTGCCGCATTAGGTGTTTCAACTAGGGGATTAGGTACACTAAAAGCCTCTGGTGGAGCGCAAGTAGTGCAAGAGGATTTTGTATTAAATACTGTTGATATCGTGGCGCAACCATCAGCCCATGGTGCATGGGTTAATGGGATTATGGAAAATGTTGAATGGGTATATGATCCAACATCAGGTGAAGTTACAAAAGTAACACAAGTAGCAGAAGAAATCAAGGAAGAGTTTCAAAAGAAATCTCCTAGTGAAGAAGAAATTCTTGAAAGTTTTGAAAGATATTTAGACGCAATGCGTGGATAATTAAGTCAAAACCTAAGAATGTATAAATAAATAAAAATTAGAGTTTAAAATAGGAGACTATTAACATGGTAGAAGAAGTAAAGTCAACACATTCAGATTCAGCTGCAGCTGGTGCTGTAACTCCAGCTGGTGGAACAAATAAAAAAAGACCAGCTGATAAGAATGTTGGTGATAAAGTAGCCGATAAATTAAAAACAAAAGACGTATCTGATAAAGTTGGTGTTGAATCAGCTGGTAAAGTTCGCAAGGAAGACCTTGATTTGCTTTTTCAGGGAACTGAATTATCTGAAGAATTTCAGAATAAAGCTTTTAACCTTTTTGAAGGTGCTGTAAGTGTTAAAGTAAGTGAAATTACTGAAGAACTTAGAGAAGAATTTGAAGCTGAATTGGTAGAATCAAAGGCGGCTCTAGAAGAAAGACTTTCTGATTACCTTGAAATTATTGCTGATAATTACATGAAAGAAAATGAACTTGCTATCGAAAATGGTATCAAAGCCGAAATTTCTGAATCACTTTTAACCGCCCTTAAAGATATTTTATCAGAACATAATATCGATGTTCCTGAAGATAAAATTGATATTGTAGAGTCTCTAAGTGAACGTATCGCTGAACTTGAAGTTGAACTAAATGAAAGTATCGTTTCAAATGCAGCTACCACAAAGCTTATAGAAGCACAAGCTAAAAAAGACATCATGGATACCTTAACTGAAGGTATGGATGATGTATCTAAAGATAAGCTTGTGAAGTTAACCAATCACCTATCATTTGATGATCACGAATCATTTACAGAAGCAGCAACAATGTTGAAGGAAACTGTAAATCCAAGTAAATCAACTAGTGGTGATAAAACACAGTTAAATGAATCAGTTGATATCAACGATTCATCTAGCATCAAGATTAATTCTAACATGCAAAATTATCTTAACACATCACGAGCAATGTCGAAAGTTTAATTTATATAAATAAATAAAAAAACAAGGAGTTAAATAAAATGGCAATTGTACAACCCGAAGTTGTTGAAAAATGGAGAGCATTACTTGAAGATGAAGCGCTTCCAAAGATCGCTGATATGGATAGATTCAAGGTAACAGCACAACTTTTAGAAAATACTGAAAAGAGTTTTGAAAGTGGTGAAATTGAAAATATGCGTCACCCATTAAACGAAGCTGCACCAACAAATAATACATCTGGTATCACTAATTATGATCCGGTACTTATTTCAATGATCCGTAGATCAGCACCAAATCTTATCGCTTATGATATTTTGGGTGTTCAGCCTCTAACTGGTCCAACTGGTCAAATCTTCGCAATGCGTTCACGCTATGCTAACCAAGCTGGTACTGAAGCATTCTACAATGAAGCTAATACTGGTTTCTCAACAATCACTGGTGGTAACACTGCAATTGTTGGCGATGCAAGTCTTAATGTTGGTACTACTCCAACTGGTAACTCAGAAACATACAACGCTGCTGGTGGTATGTCAACTGCACAAATGGAAGCACTTGGTACATCTGGTAACTCTGCTTTTGCTGAAATGGCTATCAGCATCGAACAGATCAACGCTGTCGCTAAGGGTCGTGCATTGAAAGCTGAATATACACATGAAATGGCACAAGACTTGAAAGCTATTCATGGTTTAGAAGCTGAAAAGGAACTATCAAACGTTCTATCTACTGAACTTATCAGTGAAATGAATCGTGAAGTTGTTAGAACAATTTACGTAACAGCTGCACCCGGTTCACAGACAAATGTTACAACAACTGGTACATTTGATTTGGATACAGATTCAAATGGTCGTTGGATGGGTGAAAAGTTTGCTGGTCTTCATATGCATATTTCTCTTGAAGCGAATGCTATTGCTAAGGCAACCAGACGTGGTAAAGGTAATATTCTTCTAACCACATCTAATGTAGCATCTGCACTTGAAATGGCTGGAGTTCTTAAGTTCAATGAAGCCGCAACAAATCTTACTATTGATGATACTGGTGTTACTTTTGCTGGTATGATTGGTAAGACTAAGGTTTATATTGATCCATATGCAACATCAGACTTCTTTGTATCTGGTTATAAGGGTGCAAGTACATGGGATGCTGGTCTTTACTTCTGCCCATACACACCACTACAAATGGTTCGTGCGGTTGGTGAAAATAGTTTCTCTCCTAAAATCGGCTTTAAAACCCGTTATGCAATGGTAGCCAATCCATTCTCTGGTGGAGCAACTGCATCTGATGGTTCACTTGTACAGAACGCAAACGTTTACTACAGACGTTCAACTGTTACAAACATCATGTAATATCCTAAATATAGAATTTAAAAGGAGCCTTTCGGCTCCTTTTTTTATTTCTATTCATCATTAGGTAATGTTATTTCAGTATCATTAGTGGAGTACCTAACCCGCTCTTTAAATGCATCTGTAGCTCTAGTAATATCATCTACACGATAGATAGATTGATCCAAAATATCAAATTCTTCCAAACCACTGTTACTATGTGTACCTTTATATTTCATATTATATAAATTGAGTACTTCAGTCATACCTACATTTTCAATTGGTAAAACCGTTTGTTCCAGAACGATTGCATCACCATTCTCCATATGTTCAATCATCATCGTATTAGATATAATCTATTCTCCCAAATCTTAAAAAAAGCTTTCTTTCCAATGCATTTCTATTTTTTCAAGCAGCATCGAAAGTGCTTTGGCTTTACCCAAATCCCTATAATCTATACGTGTACCATGAACCTGAAAATCACCATCTGGATAAACAACCATAAAGTACCCACCATCATCAACGAAATTTAAACACATACAATGTTCTTTTACTGATTGAATAAGATTTAGAACACGATCAGTACGCTCTTGAATGATACTCATAATAATCTCCTTCATTGACTTTATAATTTATAATAACCTATTATAAAGTCAATGTAAAGGATTATTTAATCTGCAACTTCATAAAATGTTTTGTATGTGAGTCTGTGTGTTACACCCATCCAAAGCTGTTCAATCATAATAATCCCACAACGATTTGATTCAGTATCACCAGCATTACGAATATATACATCATCCTTATTCAATTCAAAGTACCATGTTTGACCCATAAATTCATTTTCAATGGCTTTTTCAATAAAAAACCTAGTACACATTTGTTGATCAAACGTATAATGTGATGCAATTTTAACATCATCAGATTTATCATATTCAATAACTCTTTTGGAATCACCCGCAAAAGCAACTGCAACAAATATCATCAAAACACCAAAAGAAAATATCACAGCTAAAATATTAGTCCATTTAACTAATTTCTTATTAATTTTCATTTTCATTACTCCTCTCATAGGTAGGAAATAGAAATCAATCTATTTCCTACCATTAATGATTATGCAGCTTCTGCATATTCGGTTGCAAGCTGCATTGCATTATTCTTCATTGTGCGATTTGGTCCAAACCAAGCTGACTTCATACGACCATTATCAGAACGTCCTGCCATATGATCGGCATAGAATGTTACTGCATTCACAGCCTGCCACCAAGAACCTTCAGCAAATTCAACACCCGGTTGGGTATCCATCACTGACATGATTTGACGTGCTGGACGTGAAAGCTTTTCTTCCTTATCAACGTTGAATAATTCATGGAGATAGTTTGAAAGTGTTTCATCATTGAAACGCTTGCTACCCAAAAAGATTGCATTTTCTTTGTAATGATCCATACCCAGATTGGTCAATCCAAGAATTTCTTTAACCTTATTACTACTAAAGTTAGACCTATGACCAACTGAAATTTGTTGTTGTGCTTCCTTTGAAAGTGCATATGAAAGACTATTCTGGCAAGATACTCGAATTGGTGTAAAACGAACATCAATTGATTTACCATACTTATGTGGATTTACAAAAAGGAGATAGGGGTCAACCTGATCACCACCAAAGATATTAAACCCTTCACCAACTTTTGCCAATGCCCATACGATACGACCATTATCCAAAGAACCAGCTGTATCCATTGTCATTTTTCCAGCATCTACAAATTCATGGAAAAAATCAAATGCTTCTACGTTTTGAGTTGGCATCCAACCCTTACCAACAACATCAAGAATTTCACGATCTGAATCACGCACAAGAGCATGACGATCTTTAACGACTTGATTATCACCAATATACATTGGTTCCTTGGAGACAGTCCAATTCAAACCAGCTGCATTTAGCATTTCAGTTGATGAAAGATTACCTTCAACCTTTGTTCCAAGGCTACCCCATGGGGATTCACCAGTGTATGCGAATGTTTCAATTTTTGTGATTTCTGCAAGTGACATAATATAATCCTTTTTTGTGTTTGACTTACTTTTATAATATAAACGATATTTCACGTATTGTAAACACTTATTTTAAATCTTTTTCTATTCTATTTTCATCCATTTTTTCATCCAAATACTCCAAGACATCAAATGTATTAAATTTAACCTCTAAACTATCTGAACCATATTTATCTGCTTTATGCATCAGTTGCATAACATGAGCCATCAACATTGGGTCTAAATTATACACTCCAAGCGTCCTTCTCTATGTGTTCTTTTGTAATATTAACTCTGAAACTAGACATACTATTTTCAGCTAGAAAATATCTCCCAAATACATCCTTAAATACGTAAATATCCTTATTACGCACCTTATCAACAAATGCATGATATTGCATTTTCATCGGTCTTCCACCTGTGAGTCTCATTAAAAATTTCATAATTTAATCTCCTATATCCAAATCAATATACTGGTTAATATCCAAACAAATGAACCGAGTACCATTAATAACCTCATCAAATGGTTCATGCCAATGACCAAAAATCCAAATATCTAGTTGATGGTCTGATTTATGCATAGATTCAAATGCTGTTCTGGTTCTAGACGTCTCATTATATTTTGTCAATCCAGTTTTAATACACAATTCATTTGAAATGTATTCTGGACAGTCATGAGTTATCATTACACGTGGTTTAGATACATCATATATGTCATGCATTGTGTATAAATCTTCATATGATAATTCTTCATCAGCCCACCAATTCAAACCTTCAGTTCTATAAGCTCTATCAATTGATGCAGCACCACCTACAAACATGATACCATTTTCAATAGTACCATCTTCAATATAATTTGGTTCATTTTTACATGCCGATGGGTTATCATGATTCCCACGAATGAAGCCATGTTTAGTAACATCATACATATCAACAGGATTCGGTATTCCAAACCCAATCCCAAAATCACCAACCTGAACAGAATTTTCACAACCATCCAAAAGCTTTATATAAGCATGAAAATCACCATGAATATCACCAATAAATCTATATTTCATAATATTTCTCCTATACGCATACACTACCATTATAAATGGTATTTGTAAAGATTATTTTTCTTTATTTATTGCAGCTTCTGCATCACTTATATATTTTTGAATTGCTTTCATATTAATATTACATGTTTTGTTATTTCTCATTAATTTAACAATCGTATCCGCAACCTGTTTATTTGTAAGTGTTTCAGGGTCTGGTAATCTACCCAATTGTGGACAATTGTATAATGAGTTTGAAGGTTTGATAACAATAGTATTTGTCTCAATTTTTATACCAGTTGTTGTACTGCAAGCAGATATAAAAATTAATGGAAAAATTATAAATAATTTATGCATCATTGTAGGTTCCTAAATAAATTTTTGAGTGGTTCAGGTGCTGCATCATCAACACCTTCACCAAGGTTTTCTGCAGCATGTTCCAAATCATCTTCTAACGCTTGTATTTCTTCATCTCTAATTTTAATAATATTTTCTTTCAGTTCATCTAACTCTTTTAGTAATTCAAGATTGGCCTTCAGAGTTTCGATAGAATTTTGTTGCGTTTCAATTATGATATCTTTTTTAGCGTTTTCAGCTATGTAATGTTTAATCGTCATAAAAGTTGCAACAATACTCGTAAAAGTGATTGCTGCAATAGTGAAATAAATTATAAGTTTTGTTGGTATTCCAAACAATATGAGAAACTCCTTTTTTAGTATTTATGATGAAAAGGCTGCTTCAAATTTGTTTTTGAGATCATTATCAACTGGTGATGTTTCATTATCAGATCGGGTAACACTACCATCCTGTTTTGCGTCAAATAATCTCATATTGGATTTGTTGATACCAACTGTAAATGAATTATAATAATCCAATGGACCATACCTATTTTTCAATTGTTTAAATTTTATCAAACCCATTGCATCCAATTCATCAGTAGACATAATAGCCAAGAAAAAATCCAGAGCATGTACAACACCCATCGATTCAGATGTACTAGTCATATCAAAATCAGATGATTTCAGCCCATCTCTATTAACTTGTGTTGCAGACCAAATACAGTAATCACCTTCAATTGCTAATGCCCTAATTTCCTCTGCAATAGATTTATAATACTCATACATTCCAGAGTTTGCATTACGTCTAAAAGATGAACAAATATTCAGATAGTCAATATAGATTATATCTGGAATGAAATTAAATTTCATCTTATATTCATGTAATAAATGCCTGAAGTGACCTACATTAGCACTACTAGTTGGGTATTCCTTAATTTTTAACGTACCATGTGTTTTGGTTTTCAGTTTGTTTATAGTATTGATAAATTTATCTTTGTCCATTTTATCAATATCACCAATATTAATATCAAATAGATTTGCGTCAATACGTTTGCCAATCCATTCTTCAGACATTTCCATTGTGATATATAATACATTTTTACCAATTGCAATATTTGCTGCAGCCATGTGACACATAGTTAGGGATTTGCCTCCACCTGTATTATGTGATGATATATTTTCAGTATAATACCTATGGTTTTCATGTTCTACATTAATATCAACAATTGGAATATCAACACCTGTATATTCCACCGAAGCTTCTTTAAAGCCATCTCTGGTGAGAACATTAAAATAACCTCTATCAACCAAAACTTTTGCTGACACCCAACCCACTGCAGTTTCAAATAAATGATCATCGTTACAAGATATTACATCACTTCCATCAGATGTTGTTAAAACATATTCCTTATATATACCCTTATCAATAAAAAAATTAACAGGTATAAAACCATCAGGTGAATCAACTTCTATTTCATAACCATTATCTAAAAGCTGTTTTACAGACCCAATTTCTATTTCCTTTTCAATCCATTGATTGTTTATATTCATTTAGTAATTCACCCTCTGATTTGTGACAATGCCAACCTTTAGTTTTGTTTTCTAAAGCACTAATAATTTGTAAATTAGTCCAATGCCCAACTACATCAACATCAATTTTCTTTAAATATCCATGAGCAATAGAGAAAATATGATCTAAATGCCATTCATTTGATCTAATATCTGAATTAGGTACTTTACCCAACTTCACCCATCTATCACTTATCTTACGTACTTTTCTAGAATAATCTAAATACTCATTATAATTTTTCCATGGTCCCTTAGTAGACTGTCTTTTAGATAACATTTCACGCGCTTCGTCTTTATTATCAGTCTTTAATAAATAATACTCTATACGTGTATTTCTTTTATGTATTGGGTTTTTACCCTTAGACCTTCTACCCAATACACGTTGAACAGCAGATATCTCTTCTATTGCATCTTGATTAGAAAAACCTCGTTTGATGTAGTATTCTTTACACCAAATAGAGTTTTCTTTAGCGTATGGTGTATCCTTTCTTTCATTGTGTGTTTTTGTTGAAATTTTACTTTGGATTTTAGATACTTCCTTTTTCGATTCTTCCAAAGAGTAACCTTTATTTAACCAATGTTCTACAGATACTTTAGACCTTATTTTTTGTTGTTGTGATTTCATATCTATAGCTTCTTCTATAGTATAACCTCTTTGTATCCAATAGTCAATAGTAACAGGGTTTTTAATTATGATGTACTTTTTAAGAATATTCCTAACACTTGAATAACTCTTAATATCATCAGGTAACTTGGACCTTAAAAATTCTAAATATTCCTTATTATCGAAGTTGAATTTTCTATAGTATTTATTTAGTGTCTTTTCTAACATGTGTTCTCCAGCCATAAACTTTCTGTTTATTTGTGGCTGGTACAGTTTACGTTTTTTTACGATATCTTACCTTAATCTTCGTGGTAGGATGAACACATCCACCCATTAACATATTGAATGTCTTTTTGTATGAACCACCTTGAGTAATTATATTCAAAATTTCAAGGTCGAATGGTAGTCTATCTTCCTTTTTCTGATAAAAATCAAACCTTTCACTTGCATTATCAAAGTAATCATGTCCCAAATTTGTATCAAAGTTTATACCCAAAGCTTCTTCTAAAATAGAAGGGATTTGACCTTTTTCATCAGTTTCAGATTTTTCAACCGCAAGAAGAAGGGCATTTCTTAATGCCTGCTCCTTGCAATATTCTTCAGTTTTATTGAAAAGCCATTCAATGTCTTGCTCTTCATATGTCATAGACTTTATGGAGTTATATGTTTTTTCGAAAAGTTTATCAGGTAAAGCTTTACCTTCAAGTTCGCTTAACAAAACCTTTTCATTAGGTCTTTTATTATACTTCCTAAAATGGTTTAATATTAATTTACATATAATCTGCTCATTGTTTTCTTCGAAATATTCTGCCTTGATATGTGGTATTACTTTTCTTGAAAATTCCTCATTGTTTATGAGATGAGAAAGGATTATATTTTCGATCAAATGGTAACTCCTTATTCAATTTCATCTTCTTCATCATCAATGATATCATCTATATCATCTTCATCATCGTCATTAATCAAAGCACCATGCGCTACTGCAAATTTTGTTTTAATAAATTCTGCGAAATCAGTTTCAGCGAAAATACTTTTCCATAGAGTAGAGTTATATTCAATATCTTTCCTCTTAAATTTTTCTGGTTCAATTTCACCCGTTGTAGTATTGATTTTACTATATGATTGTGATGTGACTTTTTCTATATACCCACCCTCAACTGCTAAATCTAGAATACCACTCCATCTTTTAATTCCACCATTGAAAGAAACACTAATTGGAATCTTCATCTTTTCCTTGACATATCGTGATTTTTCGATATTGATAATAAAATTATATCCACTTAATTTCTTAGTATCAACCGTATCTTTTTCTTGTTGTCTACCAATGATGAATACATTATCAGCTGATAACATTGTACCTTGACCACCAGACACAACC